CTTCGTCTGACAAGCAAATTGTCAACCGTCTTAGTGTGTTGAACAAACGAGATTGCACCGCACTCGGGGCACTTCATGCCACTATTGTTTGTACTCTTAGGATTCATTGAGGGCAAGCCACACCATAAAGCAAACGCTACCAATGGCTAACGCAATGCCAACAAAGCCTATGGCAAAGATGGTGATTACAGTTTCAATCACATAACCCCCCGCATTTCCCAACCTGCTAGAAAATAGTTCCATCGGGTAGTGATAGCAGAGTTTGTAAACTTCTTCCCGTCCCAATGAAGTTCATCCGGTGTGTAACCTTTGCCCGTCATGAGGGCTATAAATACTTGTCTAGCTTTCATGTCAATCCTTTGGTGGTGTGCAAGTGTGAATGTGAGTTAAGTCTCGTGTGCGTTTGCCACAGCGGGGGCAGAAGTTCTGCTCTGTGCGCTGTGCTTTGTCAGTCATGCTTGGCTCCTTGCTTCCAACATTCTCAGCATACCTAAGAATTTGGTGTTTGCGCGACCCTTGAAGACCCCAATCGCCTTGTCTGCGACTGAGTTCTTCAAACGCTTCATCTTCCGGACTCATCAAAATCCAATGTCATCATCTGCCGGAAGGCCTTCATACTTTGGCTCTTTTGGCTTTGGGTCGTTCATGTATGCCCAACCGTCCCACCCCGCATAGATCGGCATCACATCGAGTTTCAGCATGGGGCCATTCTTTGTGTCGATGACAGACCCAATGCGGATGTATCGTTTCTTTTCTTCTCCCTTTGCGTTGGTGTATGTACCCGCAACGACTGTGACTTCTTTAAGCAGTGCCATTTTTTTCTTTCAAAAGTAAATTAAGTTTTTCGTCAAGGTCGGAGAGAAACTTCACCACTTCGGTATCCATTTCGCTGATTAGCTTCTCGTCTCGCTCGACTCTTTTGGTGAACATTTCCAACCCCTTTAGTCTCGGGTCAAAGGAAACGAAATCACACCATTCTTTTCCGGTACATCTAAGCTGAAACTGAATCTGCTTGATGTACTTTGCGGGGACTTTTTTGTTTAGCAGTGTGTCAATGTGGGTGGAAGTATTGGGACATTTAATCTCAATGATTCCATTGCCCACAATCCCATCGGGAGAGGCTCCAGCCATTTCAATGTCCGGATGAGCAATGAACCCCACTTGATCGACCAACACTGAATTGACCATTTCGTAATGCGCTCGGGCCATTGGCTCGGTCTCTGTCCCCCAAGCCATAGCACTGTTGGTGAACGACTCAGCTACTTCACCCGTCAAACGCTCACAAATGAGTTGGGCCATGTAATCGTCCCGTGACGCACCATAACCCCCCGTCTTTAGCTTTGCCATCACATCGGAGACGCGAGATGCGGTGACTTTGCCCAAACGGGCGGCGAACCATTCCGGTGAACCTTGTTCCATTACAGACTCGCTTTCTTCAAGTCTTTGGCAACAATGATTGCATTCTTAGCGGCGGCATCATGTCCGGCTACCTTGATGGCCTCAAAGTAAGCTGCCTTCAATTCTTCCTCTGTGGTGGCTGCATCAATGGAAGCGATTAGCGGGGCAATAAGGACGGTCTTTGGTGCGACTGAATGGGTATGGGCATCGGCATCGTTATCGGACTCTGTGGGGATGCTAAAGGCTTGAAAGGCTGCATACTTGTATGCCGCTGACATAGCTTTATTGGTGGCTTTATCTCCGCTGTCCATTGCTTCGCCAAAGGTCTTGACGGTGTGCTTTGACCCATCCTCTGCTGAGACAAAATCAAACTCAACCTCAACAGTCACATAAAACAATGCGCCACCCGACTTGCTTGATCGCTCAACACACTCACGGGTAAGAACACGGGGAAGAATACAAAGGCTGTGCTTTGCCAATAGGGGCGCAATGGCGTTATACACATCGTCAATTCCCCTAAAGTTATACCCGCTGCCCTGCATATTCCTACGGTCTTTTGTGATGCCGACAGATGACAATTCTGCTTGAACAGCGTTAATGGCTTTGTAAACTTTCATTTGGAATCCTTTGCAATGAGTTCGGTTTGTAGGTTTTTGATTTCTTCGCGTGAGTTCTCGATGTGGTTGACCAACACGCGAATGTGGCCTTCCAACAATTGAATGCGGTAAAGCAGTCTTTCAAGTTGATCGGCATCATGCTCGCGGTACAAAGTCTCTGAGGTTTGTTTGACAGAGTTGATGATGTAATTAGCGTCCATTTATGGTCTCCAAATAAAACAGTCAAGGGCAATCACGATAAGGGCTACAAGGCCCACCACACGCACTACCTTGTCGGCAAGTGTCAGACGGGCTACATGAATCTCAATGCAAGCCCCGTTCTCCAAACTGTTGGGGAATGCTTCGGTGAATGTGCGGGGGAATTTGGTTCTGTTAGGCATGAAAGTCCTCCAACATGGCGATGTGGTGTTTCTTGATCTGCGAGTAGATCAATGCTTGATCTGCTGCAGTGAGTTCATAGGTGACCTCAGTTCCGGCGGGTTCATCTTCAAAATCTTCGGTGGTGTATGCGAACCAATCGTAGACTTCGGAGAGGCCAACAGAATCATCTGCTTCAAAGTAGTCGAACTCAACCATGAGATAACCGTAGTCGATTGAGTGGACTTCGGTGGAGTAGGTTAGATTTTTCATGTGCTTCCTAAAAGACCCTATGCGATGTGCTGGGGAATAGAGATATTCTCGGTGCTAAATGTAGTAATCCAATGTAGGATAAACCCTAATGTGCAAAAATACAACATCTAGCACAATAAATCATGTTTCCACATTGCTTCCCCAATGAACAGCACTACCGTGAATGGGTCGGTTACGCCAAAATCGTAGCTGAACCCGTCCATATCTGTGAGGACTGCACAAAGGATTTTCAGAGGGAAATGCTCTTAGAGGAACGGTGCAAACCCTCCCCGAAGTGGTGGATTGGAAAAAAAGTAGTTGCATTGGATTGAGACATTGATGTAAGATGAAATTTGGAACACGGCTAGATGTGGGTTGATCTCCACATCGAAAAGGGTTACACCTTCCCCTGCCGCAGTTCTCTTTCAAAGGTGGTGAAAAAGGTAAAAATGCACTCGTTCCAATTCCATATTGGCGACTACAAGTCGCACACACACCATTTGTCATTGATCGAAGATTTGGCTTTTCGCCGACTTCTCGACCACTACTATCTACACGAAGTACCCATCAAACAGCGAGACATTGCCCGTTTAATAGGCATGAGAGACCATGAACAAGAAGTCTTGACAGTGCTAGATGAGTTCTTCATTTCTACCGAGCAAGGTTACATAAACCCCCGTGCCGATGAGGAAATTTCCAAATTTCGCAAGTTCATTGAGGACGGAAAAAAAGGTGCTGCGATGCGGTGGCATAAGCCCCCCATTAGGGAGGTTGATAGCCACCCTATTGCCACCCCAATAGCAACCATAAACCATAAACCAATAACCAATAACCATAAGAATACAGCCACTGTCGTGGCAACGCCTCCCGGCGTTTCTGATTCTGTTTGGCAAGACTTCAAAACCATCCGCAAAGCAAAGAAGGCTCCCATCACGCAACGGGCCATTGATGGCATCAAGTCCGAAGCGGACAAAGCGGGGTGGTCAATGGAGCAAGCATTGTCGGAATGTTGTGTTCGCGGTTGGCAAGCCTTCAAAGCCGAGTGGGTGGCTCCAAAGCCGACATTTGCGGACATTGCCAAAGTCACAGTGCCGAGCAAGACTGAGCGAGACCCCGCACTTGTCAAACTGGACGAAGACAAATCACGAACGGGGCCACCTCCGGCTGAGATACGCGCCCAAATAATGCAAGCACTAAGGGGAAAAGCATGAACACATTTCCATATAAATGGACATTGGCAGACGCTAATTTCACAAAAGACAAGGGAAAAGTATTTTCTTGCTTTGCTTGTGGTGGTGGTTCAACAATGGGTTACAAGCTGGCTGGATTTGATGTTCTTGGGTGTAATGAGATTGACCCTAAGATGATTGATGCGTATATTGCAAATCACAATCCAAAATATGCCTATCTTGAACCAATACAAACATTTAAAAATAGAGATGACTTGCCAAAAGAACTTTATAACTTAGACATTCTTGATGGTTCTCCGCCATGCTCTAGTTTTTCAATGGCTGGAAATCGTGGGGATGATTGGGGAAAAGAAAAAAAGTTTAGAGAAGGTCAAGCAGAACAAGTTTTAGACACTTTGTTTTTTGATTTTATTGATTTAGCAAAAAAGCTACAGCCAAAAATTGTTATTGCCGAAAATGTAAAAGGCTTGCTCATTGGTGAGGCTAGAGGATATGTGTCGCGGATTTATGACGCATTTGATGAAGCAGGATACATTGTCCAGCATTGGCTTCTTGATAGTTCAACTATGGGTGTGCCACAAAGACGAGAAAGAGTTTTCTTTATTGCACTTAGAAAAGATTTGTCTAAACCTTTCTTAGAGGCAAAAGATATGTTTACGATGGCGCCAAAATTAAATCTTCAATTTGAAGAAAAGAAAATAACTTTTGGGGAGTTTTGTCAAGATGGTGTAGATGATAGGCCAGCTAGTAAAGGAAAAATGTTTGATTATTGGAATCTTAGAAAAGATGGTGATAAATCATTTTGTGATGCTTTGATGCGAGAGAACAATAGACAATCATCATTTAATAATGTGTACCTATACAAAAATGATGTTTCTCCAACATACCTAGCTAACGGTGATAGCTTATACCTGTTTGATGAATATAGAAAGCCAAATAAATTTGAAAGTTGTTGCATTGGAAGCTATCCACAAGATTATGATTTTTGCAAAAGCCAATATCATTATTTAATTGGAATGAGTGTCCCACCAATAATGACAGCACAAATAGCAAAGCAAGTTTATGAACAATGGCTGAAACAACTATGACTAAAGAACAAGCACACGCACTACTCAATTTTGCTAAGTTGGGGTTTGCAATCCCCACATGGCGAATCAACAAAGCACTAACCATCACGGGGGATTTGAATGCTCAACGAGTTGGCCGATCACTATGCCCAACTAGCGATGACGAAGGGCTGGACAGAATACACACGCTATCGGGTGAAGGAACTACGCGATTCGAACGATATGTGGAAAGAATTACCCCGCATGGTGAAGGAGCGCATTGATGGACATAAAAACGCCGAGAGGACGCGAATCGCTGAAAGCGGAACACCGAGCGATGGAGATATTTGCTAAACACTTTCCCGATTATGAATATTGCGAAACACCAAAAGATAAACCCGCAGACATTGACGCGATCTTGATTAAACAAAATCAAATCATGCGGGTGGTCGAAACCAAATGCAGAGACATGACCATTGAGGAATTTATCGGACGATATAACTATCAATGGTTGGTGACATTCGATAAACTTGAAAAGGGAAAACAAATCGCAAAAGCATTATGCGTCCCGTTCACCGGATTTTTATATTTGAATCAATCTTCAATATTGCTTGTTCAACAAATATCAAACCATATCGGTTATGTGCCGGAGATCACGATATTTCAAACCGCAACGCAGAAAAATATAAATGGCGGTCAGATAATCCGATCAAACGCATATATCGACATGAGCAACGCGACACAATTAAAATGATACAAATCCATTTCACTGTCCCACAAGTCGCCGGAAAGGGCAGACCCCGCTTTGCAAGGCAAGGAACCTTCGTCAAAACTTACACCGATTCCAAGACTTTGACCTATGAGAAGTCAATCCAAACCTATGCCAAGCAAGCGATGGGGTCTACAAGCCCTCTAATCGGGGCTGTGGCGGCTTATTTACACATCCGAATACCCGTACCGCCATCGTACTCAAAAACGCGCCAAAAGGCTTGTATTGAAGGAACCGAACGACCAACCAAAAAGCCCGACATTGACAACATCGTCAAAGCGGTACTAGATGGCATGAATGGCATCGTGTATCTTGATGACAAACAAGTAGTTGATTTAAATTTAACAAAGGTTTATTCCGCAACAGAGGGAATAGATATTATGGTGATGGAAGTATGAACTACACTTTATATAACCCACAACAAGGACACGCAGTATTAAAAGACTTGTGGCCTCAGATCAAAGCCACATTGATGGCGGGGCAGAAATTAAGGATTGAGGTAAAACAATCTCGTAGCAGCGCAGAACAAAACGATATGTTTCACGGGATTATTCACAAGATACATATTGCGATGAAGGCTGTGGGTTCTAAATGGACTGCGGACGATTGGAAACGATTATTAATCGATCAATGGGCACATGAGACTAATCGCAAGATTGGGAAGGTGGCCCCTTCACTTGATGGCGAAAGAGTGGTTCAATTGGGGTTGCAGTCTCACAAGTTCTCAATTGAAGACGGGTCAGAATTCATTGAGTGGTTGTTAGCATGGGCCGCACAAAAGGAAATTGATGTAAACTAATTTTGTTGGTGTAAACGGATTGGCCCCGTGGTGCTTTTATTCAGTTGCTACCCACCCTGCCGCATGGGAGACACCAACACCCCAAAGGACACACATGGGCTTGATGTTTCCTAAATACAACTATTACCGCAGCAAGACCCACTTGAAGAATGTGGCATCTTTGCTCTGCCAGCACTGTGGACGGGATGGGTCGGTACAAGCGGCGCATTCCAATTGGAGTGAACATGGCAAGGGTCGGGGCATCAAAGCATCCGACATATATACAGCGGCACTCTGTCAAGACTGCCATCAAGAACTAGATCAAGGAAATCACCTCAGTAAAGAGGAAAGAAAGCGGATGTGGATTGAGGCTCATAAGAAGACGGTTTTTACGATGACGATGCTTGACTTGTGGCCTAGAGACATTGGAATTCCGCTAGAATATGATTAACCGATGCTGGTGGACTTCCTCCCACAAGTGAACAGTCTGAGGCCGGGGCTTCGGCCCCTCTTTTTTAAAGGGTTTGTATGACCGGACTTCTAGCACCCGCTGCTGAAATCAGCATCGAGATCAAACAAAGCAAGGCAATGGACTCAATGGACGATGGTGATTCTTGTCCCGTTGCCACACAAGACATTGAAGAAAACCTCAAGTGTCGCCAAAAGGCCATCGACAAAGCGATGTATGGGCCGATGAACCCCAATGAACCGAATAACGACTATTGGCGCAAGCTGGCAGAGGGTTGGCGTTTGTCTGCTGGACAAGCGAAGAAATCCACTTGCGGTAACTGCGCGGCATTCATTCAGACCTCTAAGATGCTGGACTGCATCGATAAGGGTCTCGGCAAAGATGCAGACGCATGGGATGTGATCGATGCCGGTGATTTGGGTTACTGTGAGGTTTGGGACTTCAAGTGTGCCTCTAAACGCACTTGCTCGGCATGGATTGTTGGTGGCCCGATTACTGATGACTCAGAAATGAATGGAGAAGAATCATGATGAAAGTCTCGGAAGCAATGCAAAAGAAAGTCGGCAAAGTCATGGGCGAATTCAAGCGCGGTGACTTGCACTCCGGTAAGGGCGGGAAGATCGTGAAGAACCCCAAGCAAGCCATTGCAATCGCAATGAGTGAGGCCAATCTTCCGATGCGGGGTAAGCGCACAGCAACCAATAAGGCTAAAAAATGAAGGGCTTGTACGCAAACATCAATGCCAAACAAGACCGCATCAAGGCTCAAAAGGCTGCCGGTGTAAAGCCCGAGCGCATGAGGAAAGTCGGTAGTAAGGGTGCGCCCACTGCGGCTGCATTCAAGGCTGCTGCTAAAACCGCAAAGAAATGATTAAACGCGGCAAAGAGACCTTCTCGGGGTACAACGCCCCAAAGAAGACCCCTTCCCACCCTACTAAAAGTCATGCGGTGCTGGCAAAGAGTGGGGACGAAGTGAAGTTAATTCGCTTTGGTCAACAAGGGGTAAAAGGTTCGCCGGATGGCACAAAGAGAAACGAAGCATTCAAGGCCCGACACGCTGAGAACATCGCAAAGGGCAAGATGAGTGCGGCATATTGGGCCAACAAAGTGAAATGGTGACTCTGTTAAACTAAGCACTCACCAACAAGCCATAAGGAATTGGTAATGCAAAAGCAAACAATGCTAACTATAGTAGCCAAAGATAGCAAGGGTGCTATATGAGTGGCGTAAGACACGGCGGCAGGGCCGCAGGAACGCCAAATAAGGCCACATCTGAGGCAAGACAAGCCATAGCTACATTTGTAGATGGAAACGCATGGCGGCTCTCTATTTGGCTCGACAAGGTAGCAGAGGGCGACCCCGAGCATGACATAAAGCCAAACCCCGCAAAGGCATTTGAGTTATTCCAATCAGTAGTGGAGTATCACATTCCAAAGCTGGCAAGGACAGAACACGCCGGAGACGCGAGCAATCCCATTGAAATGAAAGTCACATGGGCGCAACCGAACAATCCATCGTAATCCCGTATAGCCCGAGAAAAGAGCAGTTGCAGATTCACACTCTGCTGGACGCTAACAGATTCGGGGTAGTGGTGGCCCATCGGCGCATGGGAAAGACTGTTTCAGCGATCAACCATCTGATTAAGGACGCTGTAACCAACCAAAAGGAAGCCCCGCGATACGCTTACATTGCCCCAACATACGGGCAAGCAAAGCGGGTAGCATGGGACTACCTCACGAAGTACGCAAGACCGTTAGGCGGTACAGAGAACATATCCGAGTTACGGGTGGACTTTTGGAACCGTAGGATTCAGCTATATGGCTCAGATAACCCCGATTCACTGCGCGGACAGTATTTCGATGGGGTGATTCTTGACGAGATTGGCGACCAAAACCCAAAGATTTGGACAGACATTATTCGTCCGGCATTGGCTGACAGATTAGGGTGGTGCTTGTTTATCGGCACTCCAAAGGGCCACAATCACTTTAAAGACCTACGAGATCGGGCAGAAACTGAGGACGGGTGGGGGCTATTGGAGTTCAAAGCCTCCCAAACGCAAGTCTTGAGCGAGACCGAACTAAAGGCGGCTCGGGTCGAAATGGGGGATGACAAGTACCTTCAAGAGTTTGAATGCTCGTTTACCGCTGCGGTGGAGGGCAGTTACTACGGTCAATTACTCAACGATTTGGACGAAAAGAACCACATTCAAGAGATTCCCCGCGATGACCTTTGTAAGACAGTGGCTGCGTGGGATTTGGGAATGGGTGACTCTACGGTGATTTGGGTGGCTCAAATAGCTGGCTCAGAAATCCGGCTGATGGACTTTTACGAGAATAACGGGGTTGGACTTGACAGCTATGTTAATTGGTTAAGGCATAATGGATGGGACAAAGCCGAGCAAATCCTCCCACATGATGTACAAGTGCGGGAACTCGGGACGGGGAAAAGCCGACTAGAGGTTTTAACCGATGCTGGATTAAACATTCGGGTTGCCCCACGCATGGGGGTCGATGATGGCATCCAAGCGGTGCGAAGGCTGCTCCCACGATGTTGGTTCAATGTGCCAAAGGTCAAACAAGGACTAGACGCACTCAGAAACTACCGAAGGGATTACGATGAAAAGCGGAAAATCTTTTACGACCGACCACTTCATGATTGGAGTAGCCATAGTGCTGATGCTTTCCGCTATCTTGCAATCGGTCTAAACGAAACAACCGGCTGGTCAAAGATGCCCACTCAAAATGTGAAATGGATTGTGTGATGGACGAAAACAAACTCAAATCAATCATCGATGCTGAGATTTCCAACAGTCTCGGCTATTTGGAGACTGAGACCACTGAACAGCGCAGAGAAGCACTGCAAAGCTACCTCCGGCAACCATACGGCAATGAGGTTGAAGGCAAGTCTCAGATTGTCACGGGTGAGGTTGCAGAGGCCGTAGACGGTTCTCTCCCGTCATTGGTGCGTATCTTCTCGGCAAGCGATGAGGTTGTGCGGTTTGAACCCCGTGGCCCAAATGATGAGGCTGGAGCAAAGCAAGCCACCGAGTATGTGAATTGGGTATTCAACCGTGACAACGAAGGCGTGATTATTCTTCACGATTGGTTCAAGGATGCGCTGCTCCAAAAGGTCGGAGTGGTTAAAGCCTATTGGGAAGACAAAGAGGATGTAATCAAAGAGAAGTACCGTGATCTAACTGATGACGAACTCGCCATGCTGATGAGCGATGGCACGATGGAGATCGTTGAACAAGACTCGCAAGAATTCGATCAGATGACCCCAATGGGGCCGGTGAAGATCAAGATTCATGCGGTGACGGTCTCTAAGAAACAAAAGACGGGTCGAGTGGTGGTGGAGAATGTCCCACCCGAAGAATTCCTAATCTCTAAGAAGGCTCGTAAGATTGAGGGTGCGCCTTTCGTTGCCCACCGCAAGCTGATGACCCGAAGCGACTTGATCGCAATGGGCTTTGATGCTGACATTGTGGACGGTATCCCCTCAAGTGATTCACTGACATACACACCGGAACGACTCGTTAGGTTCTCCAATGGTGAGCAACCGGATGACTCCACAAGCATGGATGACTCGATGCAGAGTGTTGAAGTGTTCGAGTGCTACCTACGGGCCGACATGGACGGGGACGGTATCGCTGAACTGCGACAAGTGTTCTATGCTGGAAACGAGATTCTGTCAGACGAAGAATGCGACTATGTTCCATTCCACTCGATCTGCCCGATTCCTATCCCGCACAAGTTTTTCGGTCAATCATTGGCAGACCGCACGACAGACATTCAGTTACAAAAGACCACTATCACCCGTCAGATTTTGGATAACCTCTATCTGACAAACAATGCTCGGGTGACTGCGGTTGATGGTCAAGTGAACTTAGATGATTTGCTGACTGCTACTGCTGGCGGTGTGGTGCGGATTAAATCTCAAGGCGCAGTGCAGCCATTGAATGTGCCACCCGTTGCGGGACAAGCCTTCCCGATGCTTCAATATCTCGACTCTGTGGCCCAAAAGCGCACCGGAGTGACTGACGCATCACAAGGGCTAGACCCCGCTATCTTGCAGAATGTGACTGCTGCTGCTGTGGCATCTATGCAAGCTGCTGGCGCGGGTAAGGTAGAACTGATAGCGCGAATCTTTGCGGAGACCGGCGTTAAATCGCTTTTCAAAGGGATTCTGCACCTTCTCTGCAAGTATCAAGACAAACCCCGTATCGTGCGGATGAGAGGCTCGTATGTGTCGTTTGACCCGCGAGAGTGGTCGAATCAGTACGATGTGGACATTAATGTGGGTCTCGGTGCTGGCAACCGTCAAGAACAGATGGCGATGTTGCAAATGGTCTTGCAGAAACAAGAACAAGTGTTGGGACAGATGGGGCCAGCAAACCCATTGGTGAGCATTGGACAGTACCGCAACACTCTCGGTCGGATGGTGGAAGCTGCCGGATTCAAGGACAGCGCAGAGTTCTATAAGGCCATTCCTCCGGAACTCGATCAGCAATTGAGCAACCCACAACCGCAAGCCCCGCAAATGTCGCCCGAAGCACAAGCGGCAATGGCAAAGGTTCAAGCCGACATTCAGAGTATGCAAATAAAGGCAGAGGCAGATATTCAATTGGCCCGTGAGAAGGCTGCGGCTGATATGCAGTTACAGCGGGACAAATTCCAAGCTGAAATGTTATTCAGAAAGCAAGAGTTTGAAGCAGAGGCCCAATTGAAAGCAATGAAGGTTGGCGCGGGGATTACCTCAAACATTGAGATTCCGGGCTAATCATGCAAACATCATTAGGGGGTTGATATGGCAGCAAGAGCATTTAGAGTTTATGACCCCAATACAGGACTACCAAAAGCGCAATACTGGCCTAATGGTGAAAGAATTGTTTTTAATGATGCTGGATTTGCTTTTAATCCCAGCATACCTAGTGCAGGTGGTGGAGGTGGAATTTTAGGTGAAATTGCCAAACTAGACCCAACTACTGCTATCAGCCGTGAACTGACAAACTTATATCAGCCCGTTGAAAAGACAATTAGCAAAGAATTGGCACAGCTAGACAAAGATTTAAGCCTATCTGAAAATGCACCGTTATTGGCGGCAATCGCTGTCAGTGTGGCTATGCCGGGGGTTGGTTCTGCTATTGGTCAACAAATGATAGCGGCGGGGTTGATTCCGGCGACTACACCTTTGGCTGTAGCTTCGGCAATTGGCTCGGGTGTAGCTAACGCTGCCCTACAAGTGGCACAAGGCAAATCAGCGGAAGATGCCTTAAAGGGTGCTGTAGTCGGTGGTGTTGCGGGTTTTGCTGGTGGACAAGTGGGCGACTATTTGGTTGCTGACCCCGGCGCGGTGAAGAACTTTGTCTCCAGCACTGCGGCAAACATGGTGGCGGGCAAAGACCCCGAGACTGCGGCAAAGACTGCACTTGTCCAAACCGGCATTCAAGGAACGGCAGAGTCAATTTCTACCGCACAAGCTGAGAAGTATTTAGAGAAACTTCCCACTCCCGATTACTTGAATGCTGGCACTGCACCAACAAGTGCAGATGTAATAGCGGTATATCCGGAGACCAATCCTAATCTTGTCGAAACACCGCTAACAAATCTAACCGCAGATCAAATAGACACAGCACTAAACACGCTGACGGGTGGGTATACGCTTGGCGGCACGACTGATGGTATTAAGGCCACATTGCCCGACACAGTAGTAACGGGAACAGAACCCATTGATTACACGCTGAACACCATAACGGGTGGTGAGGGTTTGACATTGCCAACAAGTCCCAATTTGGACACTATGGGCGGTGGACAAGGAATCACCGGCAATGTGACTAATGCAGTAGTGAGCGAAGCGGGACTAACTCCAACGGGCAATGTATCGCTCGGAGATGTAACATCGTTTATCAATACTGGCGAGCCGGTAACGACAAACAAGACATACACCTATGACGATGGCAGTACCATCACGGTTGACAAAGATGGCAACATTGTTAGCTTCACAGAGGCAACCGACACAACATATACGGGGCCGGTAGAAAAACCATCTAGCCCACTGACTAAATCACAAATTGAGGGGTTAATTAAACTCGGATTGGGGATATATGGCGCATCACAAGTCAGTGATGTGGTGAGGGATGCCATAGCTAGTGGCGATGAGGAACCTCAAGGCGGTTTCCCATTCACTCCGAGCGACATATCCGGATGGGCAAGCCCCACCTACACGCAGACATTTAAAGGCCCAATAGACCTAAACTCACTGTTTACCACCGACAATCTGTTAGGTGGCACACAATGGGCGGGACTGCAAGGCAACCAATTCGCCAATATCCCGCAAGTATCAATGTCGGATTTCATATCGAGTATCCAAAATGGAAAAGTTTGAACTTGCCAAGAATCTGCTCTCCGATGAATTCTTCTTAGAAGAAATGGAAGCACTGCGCCAATCTGAATTGCTGAATATAGTTAACTCTGCGCCGGATGATATTGAAGCGCGAGAACTTGCATATTTAAAAATTCATGCTTTACAATCTATTAAAGGCCACTTTGAGTCAATCGCTGCCACGGGCAAAATTGTTTCAAAGCGGTGGAAGATTTTGTAATCATAAGATTACACCGTGGCACTCGGTAAGTGCTGACAACTTGGGTAAGAAATGAGTGATAACACGGCTCCGCAAGGAAGTGAATCGCTGAATGTGGAACAAGCTGCATCCGCATTTTTTGGATTAATGGATTCTGAACCGAACGCCGAAGGCCAAGTCGAACAGAATGCAGATTCAGAAAATGATGATGGCGTTGATTCCGAGTTGGTGGATTCTGAAGAAGGTGAGAAAGAGCAAACTAGCACTTTTCGAGTCAAAGCGGCTGGAGAAGAACGCGATGTAACTCTCGATCAACTTATTGAGGGCTATCAACTGGGGGCCGACTACACAAAGAAGACCCAAACGCTTAGTGAACAACGCCGCGCTGTGGAAGCAGAACGGTCGAAAATTGACGAAGCAAACAAGGTTAGAGATCAGTACGCTCAACGCTTGCAGATGATGGAACAATTCCTAAGTCAGCAAACGAAGGGTGAGAACTTGGATGCTCTAAAGGAAAGTGACCCCATCGGGTATGCAGTCAAGGTAGCAGAACAGCAACAACGTAAGGAACAACTTGCGGTTTTGAAGGCAGAACAGCAACGCATTGCCCAACAGCAACAAGCGGAACATTCTGAGAAACTCCAAAGCCACATTGCTCAAGAAAGCCAAAAACTTTCTTCTTCTATACCCGGATACGCAGACCCAAAGACCGGCGACCAAATCCGAAAGGATATTCGGGACTACGCCAAGTCGATAGGGTGGACAGACCAAGAGCTTGCCAATGTCTATGATTCTCGCGCTGTTTTGAGTTTGTATCATGGCATGAAGTACGCTGCATTGCAAAAGGGCAAGCCGGAGTTATCCAAAAGGGTAACCGAAGCACCCCGAATGATGAAAAGCGGTGTATCTGCGCCAAGAGACAATCAAGAACAGCACAAAAAAGCAGTGGCGCAATTGCGGAAGACCGGAAAAGTCCGAGATGCCGCAAGTGCGTTTGAACGGTTCGTTTAACTCAAGGATTCAATCATGGCAACTTATCAAACCTACACCTCTATCGGTCAACGTGAAGACCTCTCCGATGTGATCTATTCAATCTCCCCCACCGACACGCCTTTCATGTCGTCCATCGGTAAAGCCAAAGCAACCGCTACCAATCACGAATGGCAAACCGATGCTCTCGCATCTGCCGTTTTGACCAACGCAGCAGTTGAAGGCGACACCGCAAGCGATGCCACCATCGGCGTTACCACTCGTGTCGGCAACAAGACTCAGATCAGCCAAAAGACCGTGAAAATCTCCGGCACTTTGGAAGCTGTGGACAAAGCTGGTCGTAAGTCTGAGAAGGCTTACCAACTGGCTAAAGCCTCCGCTGAGATCAAGCGCGACATGGAAACCACCCTCTTGTCTAACCAAGTCAGCACGAACGGTAACTCAAGCACTGCTCGTAAATTGGGTGGTTTGCAAGCATGGTTGGCAACCAACTACAGCGGTGGCACTTCCGGCGTTGCTGGTGCAAGCGGCTCGACTGCTCGTACCAACGGCACGAACCGCACTGGCACTGAGGACATCATGAAGGCCGTCATCAAGTCGGTTTATTCCGCTGGTGGCAACCCCAAAGTGTTGATGGTGAACCCCGGACACAAGCAATTGGTTTCGACCTTCACGGGTATCGCTGCACAGCGTTTCATGGCTCCCGGCGATGCACCCACCACCATCATCGGCGCGGCTGATGTGTATCTGAGCGACTTCGGCACGATCTCTGTTGTGCCCAACCGCTTCATGACTTCCACCAACAACTGCGATGATTCAATGTTCATTTTGGACACCGACATGGCTGCTGTGGCCTATCTGCGCCCCTTCCAAACCAACGAGTTGGCTAAGACGGGTGATGCGGAAGTTACTCAATTGCTGGTGGAATACACCTTGCAAGTGAACAACGAAGCTGCACACGGCATCATCGCTGACATTACTCCCTAAGAGTGAATGCCCCCATGTTTAACCGCATGGGGGTTTTTCTATGACACAGTTTCGTCAATCTGTTGCCCACGCCGATGGCGATGGCGGCATCATCGTTGAGACACGCCAAGACATAACGGCAAACATCGAGCAAAATCTAAAGGAATTCAATTCCTACGATGAACGCGCAAGATGGTCGGATGATATGTTTGGCAACAAGGTTGCTTCAATTCCTTTAACAGTGATTGACGATCTAAACGCAAAAGGCATCATGAGAGGCTTTGCGGTAGTGGATGAAAAGAAATTCAAAGAATTCCTAAACAGTCCGGACAATCGTTTTTTCAGAACTAGACCGGGGCGAGTATGAGCATTGCGACATTCTCTGAACTCAGTACAGCGGTTGCCAATTATTTGGCCCGTAGTGACTTGACCGATCAGATTCCCGACTTCATTCGGTTTGCAGAACTGAGACTTCGCAGAGAACTCCGCATTCGGCAAATGCTCAAATCAGTAACCACCACTACGACAAGTGGGGATGGAACGGTAGAGATACCGTCAGACTTTCTTGAGGCTAGAGACTTCTATGTAACGGGGAACCCTCCGCAACCATTGACCTATCTGTCTCCATCGGTGTTTATCAGAAACACAGATTCTCATGTTCGCGGTAAACCGTTGAACTACACAATTTTGGCGACTGAGTTTCAGTTAGCCCCAATGCCGGACAATGCGTATACGCTTCAAATGCTGTATTACTCTGCTCCGACATTCCTATCAAGCGCAAACTCAAGTAATGCGTTTATGGCTAACGCTCCCGATGCTTTGCTTTATGCGGCATTGTTGGAGGCAGAACCATACATCATGAACGATGCACGAATTCAGACATGGGCGACCATGTACCAAAGGGCAATCGACACATTGGTTAGATCGGATGAATCTTCTCAATACTCGGGTGTACCACTCGCAATGACTTTATCAAAGAGGTAAAAAATGGCTGCAATGTCCAACTACTTAGAGACTGCTCTAATCAATGAAGTACTCCGAGCAACCGCTTTCACAGCACCTACAACTGTCTATGTTGCACTGTTTACGACTGACCCTACAGATGCCGGTACTGGTACTGAGTGCACTGGTACAAGCTATGCTCGTCAGTCTGCTTCTTTTGCTGCTCCCTCTAATGGTGCTTCTAGCACTAGTGCAGATATCAATTTCCCGCAAGCTGGAAACTCATGGGGAACCATCACCCACTTCGGTATCTTTGACGCTCTCACTACTGGGAATCTGTTGGTACATGGTGCTTTGACCACTTCCAAGACAATCGACACGGGCGATGTGTTCAAGATCGCTAGTGGCTCTCTGACTGTCACCTTTGCGTAATGGCAGATGTTTGTGGCCCATTCACGCTTGAACAGCTAGACCTATTCGGGAGCATCGATAGTCTAGCCTTCTCGCTTGATTCAACCGTTTGGACAGATGCGAACACTTGCATCTTAGAAGCGGCGGCATCCGCATCGGGTGCAGGGTCAGTCAACGCAGTACCCATAGCAGTATTGGCGGGTGCATCGTCTGTCAGTGGTAACGCACAAACACAGATTACTTACATTCGTGTAAGGAACTCAAGCGCATCGGTAAACAGTACAGCGTCTTCTTCTTCCGGTTCACAAGTAACCTATGTTTCGAGTGCATCGATTACGGGGCTTGGAACGGTCTCGGGTGACGGGGTAAGGGTAAGGTTAGGCTCGGGTTCGATAAGTGGCATAGCGACCGTTCTAGCGGCTGGAACCGGCATATTCTCAAGTGGTGCATCGGTCTCCGGCTCTGCTTCAATTGTTGGTGACGGGTTTAGGGTCAGAGAAGGTGCGGCTAGTTTGTCCGGTGCGGCTACGGTCTCGGCGACTCCGATCAGAATCCGAACCTCAAGCGGGTCGATCAATGGGACTTCTAGCGTCTCGGCTCTCGGTGGGTTGGTCTCAAGTGCTGCGGGTATTCTGAATGGAATAGCGACTGTCTCGGCTGTGCCAACTGCGACATTTCAAGCGCAAATGTCAATCAGCGGGACGGTGACGATTTCTTGCATTGGCATCCGATTGGGTGACAATTGGTCAAATGTCGCGGCAGACACAAACACATGGACAGATGTGAGTGTTGGTGGGAACACATGGACAACCGTAACCGCTGACGCGAATACATGGACAGATGTGGGAACATCGGGAAATACATGGACAGACACGGCAACGAATTCGAATAATTGGTTAAGGAATGGATGATGCCTACTCAAAGAATTTCATTAGGTGAATGGCTCCCCGATCAACCGGGGCTAACGGGGGCATTGACGGTTGCAAAGAACTGCTATCCGGTGACTGCTGGATACGGGGCATTCCCATCTGAGGCTAACTTCTCTGCGGCGGCTGCGGAGGATTTGACCTCATTGATCTACGCCAAAGACGAAAACGGCACTACTAAACTGTTTGCTGCTGGCCTACACAAGATTTATTCTGTGGACTCTGTTGGGGCTTTGACGGGTGTTTTTAGCTTCACGGGTACTTATGCCCAAAGCGGCACAACCACTCTGACGGTTACTTCCATTGCTCACAAGCTGAAAACGGGCGATTCTTACTATCTGAACTTCACAAGCGGCACAGCGGCAGACGGTCAATTCACCGTGACTAAGCTGACTGCGGACACATTCACTGTAACGACCACCTCCGCGACCACATCGGGCAATGTGACCATTTCACGGGTGGCAGACGGGTACGACACACAAGAGGGCCAACGGTTTAGATTTACTTTGTTTGGGAATCAGATCATCGGTACTAACTTTACTGAGAGACTGCAAGTATTTTCAGCGGATGGAAGTTCGTCATTCAAGAATCTGTCAGACAGTGCGCCTATTGCTAAATTCATCACTGTGGTGCGGGATTTCGTAGTTTGTGCCCATTTGGATGAGAGTGGCACGACTCGCCCATATCGAGTGCGGTGGTCAGCGATTAATGATGAGACTGATTGGGTGGAGAGTGTCACCACTCAATCGGACTTTCAAGACATTCCCGATGGTGGTCACATCACGGGCATTCGCGGTGGCGAGTTCGGGATTATTCTCTTAGAGAAGTCAATCTCTCGCATGAGTTACGCCGGAACACCGTTCATCTTCCAATTTGACAACATCTCACGGGGCAAGGGCTGTATTGCTTCGGGGTCGGTTTGTCAGTATCAAGGGTTGACCTTTTTCTTGTCAGACGATGGGTTTTATGTCTGTGATGGACAGAAAGTCACGCCCATCGGGGCAGAGAAGGTAGATCGGTTCTTCTTCAATGATGCGAATTTGGACTTCACCACAATGTCAGCGGCGGCAGACCCCATCCGCAAGATGATTATGTGGAATTACCTCTCGACTGATGGCACAAGAAAGATGATCGTGTACAACTTCACGATTGGTAGATGGGCGTACATGGAGACCACATCGGATTACATCTCAGACGCATCGACTGCCTCTGTAACGCTTGAACAATTGGATTCTGTGAATGCTTCGATTGATGCACTTTTGGTAAGCATGGACTCGGGGCTTTATGCTGGTGGAAAGTATTTTCTCGGCGGTACAGACGGGACACGGGTTATCACATTCACCGGAGCAAACAAATCAGCGGTGCTAGAAACGGGCGATATAGACGCGGGACGCTCGATAGTGATGTTGGCTCGACCTTTGGTGGACAACGGCTCTGCGAGTGTTTCTGTGGCCTCTCGGACGCTTCTAACGCAAAGTCTGTCGTACAGCACAGCGGCTGCGGCTGATACTGATAACAGAGTTTCTCTGAGAAGTTCGGGGAAGTATCACCGGATGCGGATGCAACCAACTGGCGACAATTGGAAGACCGCTTTAGGATTGGACATTGATGTTGTCCAACAAGGTATCCGCTGATGTTTAGGATTCTTCCCTACTTTGGCGGTGACCCGCGCACAGTCGCGGAAATCGTCAATGGCATCATGAACGGCAAGACCAACAATGTCGGGGTTATCACGCTTGCCACCGGTGGGGCGACCACTACGACCATCACTGATAGACGCATCGGGCCGGACAGTATCCTATTGTTGACACCGGTAACAGCGGCGGCTAATGCGGATGCTGTGCCCTACGGTGCGTTTCAAGACTCGACAGACCAAATAGCGGCAAACACTACGACTGCCTACGCGATAACCTTTGACACGACTGATTTCAGCAATGGGGTGACGCTATCGAATAGCAGTAGATTGAATGTGGCAAATGCGGGAATTTATAACATTCAATTCAGCATTCAGTTTACAAATACCACCAATGCATCTCAAGATGTGGATGTTTGGTTTCGCAAGAACGGCACAAACATTGACAAATCAAACAGCAGATTTGGCTTTGCGCCAAGGAAAGGTGCTGGCGATCCATATCACACCATTGCAGCATTGAACTTCTTTGTAA